CGGGATGTTCTCTCCAGCGAGGACCTCAACTGCATCCTTGATCGAAGCAGGCGAGAGGTATCCCGGTGAAGCAGCGGTGCCGACAGTGCCAGCATCGTACGGCGAGATAGCGCCGCGAGTCGAAGCAGCGGTGCGACCGAAGACCACGCTCGGCGGAACAGCCGACCCACCACCGAACGGCACTGCCGACTGGTAGAGGGTGTTGCGGGCCTGCGTGTCCATCGACTGCGCCATGTGGCGACCGAGGAGACGAGAAGCCGAAGCCATCACGTCATCGAACGACGCGTTGAGCAGCAACTCGGTGACGGCGACAGCCTTACCGTGCTCCTTAACGGTGATCTGAATCTGCGAGGCGGTCAGCGACGTCGGCTCCATACGCTCACCTTCCGTCAACTCGGCAGCAGCCGCATCGACGGTGAGGTTGTTGTAACGCATGAAGTTGATGGTCAGACCGGGCTGGACACCAAGTTCGGTCTTCTTGACAGCGAACTGCTCAAAGCGAAGCACCGGCATCGCCTGGAACAAGATCTCCTTAGACCAAATCTGCTGAATAGCGGGGGAGAGTCCGACAGAGTCAGAAGTGTAACCGGTAAGGTTAGCGTTTCCGATCGCTGCCGTGGTGGTGATGCCACCACCTGCGGGTGAGGGAAGGGCCATGGTAATTATCCTCCGTGGGATTAATGGTTGTTACTAAGTTTTAGCGACCTCGTAGCGAGGCTGATGCCAAGAGCCTGTCTCGAATCTGTGCGTACTGTTCCATCGACATATTGGCAATATCTGCCGAACTAAATGTCTGCTGCTCCGTTGCGTTTTCCAATGGCCCAATCGGGGTTGACCCCGTTGCCGGGACTCCCCTCAGGTTTTGCCGCTGAGGCATCGCCTGTTGGATGTTCTCAACAATAGCAGATGTACGAGCAACAACTGCCGAAATTGCGCTTTCAATCTCTTCTTCGGAATTTCCTTTAATGAAGTCCATCAACTCCGGCATAATGCTGTCTTGCTCTTCTGCAATACGACGAGACTTGTAAGACTCAAGTTCCTGGAAACGACGCTCCTGCTCAAGCAAAGCCTTTTGGGCTTCCGCCTCGCTTTGAAGTGAGAGGAACTTCTCTTCCCACTCCTGCTGGACGGTGTTAATGCGCTGCTGGAACTCGTCTTCCTTCTTCATGAGCAGATCCTTAGCAGACATCTCTGCTTCTTCTCGCTGACGGCGCTCTTCTGCCTCTTTGGCAGCAAGTTCCTCAGCAAGTCGCTTCTGCTCTTCACGCTCATGATTGAAGACCTCAACTTGCTCTTGCAACTTAGAGATCTTGTCGTACAACTTGTCTTTCTCCTGACGACGGATGGCTTCAACCTCGTCGGGGGTGAACAACTTGCTATTTTCTGTCTTGGGGGCCTCCTGAGCGGGGGCCTGCTGGGCGGGGGTGTCAATGGTGACGGCGTCACCATTTTCGTTAATACCTGCCATTTTTACTACCTCACTTGGTCGTGCTGATATGTCTTGAATAGATTCCGATTTAGTTAGTCGTTATCGGGCACACGTCGTTGGGATAGGTTGGCCCCGTATGCTCGCTGCGCCAATTGATTTACAATGTCGCCGGATGGGTTAATACCCGGCATTACCCCTGACTCTTCTTGTGCTGAGCCAGCGGTAGTGACGTCGGAGCCACCTGCGCTCCGAGTTTCTCCAGACGGTTGTGCACCGTCAGGGGAGACCATGCCCGTGATAGCCATCACGGATGCTGCGATTTGTGCGTTGATAAGTTCGAGAGCGCCTTGATCCAGAGCGTCATCTCTCAACTCTTCAGAGATCTCAGCCATCTTGTCGTTGGGGAACTCTTCGCCAAGTGCGCGGAGAGCACCACGCTTAGACTCAAGACCCATAGCCATCTTGGCTTGCAACTCGTTCAACTTGATCAACTGGTCGACCGGGAGGGGATCAGGCCAGTGGATAGACGTACGATAGGTATTAGGGTCGCGAGGATCAAGTACCTGCAACTGGTCGGACTCGGGGAACGTTGCTTCTGATGGGTTCCACTGAAGGCTCTCCGGTTCGTGTACTGCCTGTGTTCGGATGATAAGTTCGTTCAACTGAATGAGGCCCTTGGTGAAGTGGGTCTTCTTCATGTTGTACCGGTTCATCATTGGCTGGTACTGAATAGCCAAGGCAACACCAGACGTGTTGGAGATTGGTTGTGTACGGCCAAGAGCAGTCTCCGGGACACCAGTGATCTCGTGCATAGCCTGCTTGATCAACTGCATGTACTCCATGGCACCAGACATCTCGCCTCGTGACTCAAGGTTGTACACACGAGCATCCTTAGGCAGACCTGCCCAGACCTTCTTTGCACCACGCTCCAATTGAGAAGCCTTTGCTCCGGTGATGATTGTCACGGGGGCGCTGTGGTAATTGATGATGTCTGAAATTTCTGTGACCTTCTCATTCAACTCTCGGTTGAGAGGAATGATGTCCCAGATGTCAGCCTGACCCCAAGGGGAAGATGAGATACTCACATTGGGTATGTGAACTATTGGAACCTTCCCGATGGGGTTGTCGTACTGGTCGATCAACTCATCGTTGATGTACTGCTCGATAGTCTCGTCAGTAAGAATTTCAGTGAAGGTGTAAACCTGGCGGGTACCTTCTGGGCTGGTGCCCCAGAAACGATACTTCAACTTAAACCGTAGAATGCGGTCACGGTCGTGAGGGTGGTACTCGGGGAAACAGTGCGCTGGGTTGAGCGGGATGATGCGAGTCTTGCCCTCGTGGATAATCCCTAGCGAGTCCTCCCACGGGGATTCGTATGCAACCTTGACAAAACAATCTCCGGTAACTCCGGCCAACTGGCCCATCTCCCACAGCACTTTTTCTTTGTGGTTATCTACCTCCCAAACCTTTTGAAGAAGGTAAGGGATGATGGCACCGTTTGCTTCTGGGGTCTTAAACTGAACCCCACGACCAAACGTGAAGTTGCAGATGTAGTCGGCCATGGTGCGGACGTAGTTGAGAGCGACGTTCTGCTCTCCCATCTCACGCCGGTGGGACCAGTGGTGTCCGAGATACCACGCCCATGCTGCGGCATATCGGTTCAAACGAGGGCCGTGGACCTCAAACTCTTCGTCAGCCAACTCGACAAGGCCAAGAGGAGAAATAGCGACAGTAAGGTCGCTAGAACTAGCCCTGTAACTGGGTGACCAAAAATCAATCGGCACTAGGTGCTCCCGTCAGACGTACGTACACAACAAAGATTAGCAGACTACTTCTTAATGCGGCTGCTCTTTGTGGCTTTCTTAGCAGCAGGGGTATTGGGCACATGCTGTTTGCCCTTTTTATCTCCAGCGCGCTTTTTGTCACTAGTAGCCTTGTATTCGGAGTCACTCAACTTTTCACGAGCCTTTTTTGGCATATAACGCTCTCCGGTAGCGCCTTTGCCTTGTGTGGAGTTCTTGCCAGACTTGGTACCCCACTCTTCTTTAGTCCAGTTATCCAGACTTTTCTGAGGTGCTTTCTTAGCCATCAGTCCTTATACCCCCCACCGGCTTCCTTGTAACGCTTAGCCAGCATCTGCGCTTTTCGGGCTGACCACTCTCCGGCATCTCCGCCTTTACTGCCAGCCTTGATCTCGTTGAACAAGCGCTTTCGAAGAGCGGGCTTGGTGTAGTTACCAGCCTCGTTGACCTTGGATTCGGTCTTCTTCTTAGCGGTGGACTTCTTTGCTGCCTTCTTTTCAGCCATTACTTCTTTCCCCTGTTGCGTGCTCGGTTGGTGCTGGCATCCTCAGCAACGATCTTCCCATCCTTCGTATGAGACATATCCTTGCCTCCCTTACCCATAACACCGCGTTTGCGCCTCTCGGATGCTAGTTCCCGTCGCTTTTCCTTCTGTTCGGGCTTATCGTTAACCTTCTTAGAAGTAGCGTCCTTCTTGGCCTTGGCCTCGGGGTTGTTTCGGTAGTACTGGGCGCTCTTGCGCGGGCTGTCTGTTTTGCGGGGGGCCATTACCACTTCACCTTGTCTGCCCAGTAGGCGGCGCTCATCTTGCCCTTCTTGATGTTGGCACCGTGGCGGGCCTTGAATGAAGCACGCTTCTTCTTCATAGCCTCCGATTCGCCAGCCTTTGGCTTACCGGCAGTCTTAGCACCTTGCTCGCCAAAGCGGATCAGTTTGACCTGATCGCCTTCCTTAGCCAGCACTGCGTGCGACTTAGATGGATGACCGGGGGTCTTCTTAGGCTTGTTGTAGCCTTCAAACGTAATACCACCTCGGGTGTACTTTGATTTCTTATCTTCTGCCATAATTCCTCACTTAGTTGAGGCGCGCAACTGCCACGCCCACATCTTATGTGCGTCGATACGACCAGCAAGGAAATCCATGAAACCCTGCTCGTCTTGCTTTTCTGCTTCCTTGAACACCTTCATGTAGGTATCCAAAAGATCGTCATTGGCCTGCTTTAGAGCGTTAGCCATGGCCTTAGGCGTCGGGTCCACATCCTTTACGGTGAGAGTAGTTGACTTTGCGTACTCTCCCAGATCGAAGGGGGCGTAGGCGTCCATCTTACGAATGTTCTCTGCTACTCCGTCGATGGATTCCTCTGTATCTTCGTAGATCGACTGGAACAGAGCGTGGTACTGACTGAAGTCTTGCCCTTCAACGTTCCAATGAAAACCAAGGGACATAAAGTAGAACGTAACGACATCAGCAAGGAGCACCTTGGTTGCGTCAATAAGGTCTTTCATAGTGTCTCCTACACTGACTTGTTGGATACCTTACCAACAAGTTTAGACACACGAGAGTACCCCCCGCATGACTTACATTGGATGATCTGGTAAGTAGCGGTGGGAGTTCTAGCAAAACCCCTCTTTTGATACTCGCTGTGACCGCAGCGGGGACAGCCGTCTGCATCTCCACCGTATAGACCACGGTGCGGGTGGTTCTTGATCCAAGGAAGAAGACGTTCATAAACTTTTTCAGT